ATCCATGGCTGGCATTTCTGCGCCAACATCAGGAGCTGTTTCGCCTGGCACTATAGGTGCTTGACCTGTCACTGTGCCCATGGCAGTTTCTAATTGAATCTTGGATTGCTGTAGGTTCTGTACCATACCACCCAGTGCGGCAGTGGCATCTGCATTGAATTTTGTAGCTTGGTCATAGCCAATTTCGTTACGGATCTGATCAACTAATGCTGGCAAATCTTTGAATTGTATAGAAGTAACCTGTTCAATCATGCGCTGAACTTGATCAACCATGTCTTGGCTGGCCAAGATAACCTGTGCTTGTTGTACTTCGCTCTCGGCTAATCGACGTCCTGTTTTACGACGACTTTCAGCGGCCATTGCGGCAGACAAGGCAGCGCCTTGTACCATCTTTTGTTCGTCTGGTGACAGTGTTTGACCGGCAGCACTTTTGGTCATTGCTGACTTGAGTTTAGGATCAGAAATTTTACTGAGAGCCTGTTTTGTTTTGTTAGGGTCTGGCATTCCCATTGTTGTGTCTGCCGGAATCTCTTCTTTGATTTTTTTAGCCAACACCTGCTCTAGCATTACTAGTTTTAGGTATGCCGAATCCTGTTCGCTCTTATGGAATGCAGGTGTGCGGCGATGCTCACCCAGTAAACCACGCACCCGGCCTAACATAGCATGTGCTTGACGCTTTGAAATTGATTCAAAGGTAATGCTTTTACCAAAGTAACTTTCGAATACTTTAGCGACTTGTTTTGTTTGCGGCAGCACGGCCAATTCTTGCAGTTTCATTATCGAATCCTCGTTGTTGATAATATTTAGCCCAATTCACACATTTGGCTAATCTATTTTCTATTTCTTTTTTCTTTAAAATCTTGTTTTCTAACTTAGTCAGAATGATTTCACGTTGATCGGCATTTTTAGTACGATCGCCAATGGCAGCTCTGGTACTGATATCCACGGTTAAATGGTGTAAATTGTTGTCTAATTGTATTAAATCGCGGGCTACATTGTACTGCTTAAACTTATCAGCAATGCACCAACTCAATGCTGATTTAGTAGTGTGAAAAACGCCAACATCAGTCAAGGCACAGTGTACTCTGTAGCCCTGACTTTCTTTAACAATGCTGTATTTTCCAAATACTGTATAGTCTCCATCAGAATTTTTCCAGATGCTGTTGTGTTCTAGAGTGGGGAATTCTTTAAGTATTTCTCGGGAAATTTCTTTATCTATTTTCATTTAAAAACATAAGTTACAAGCAGCCAGCCAATGACCGCGGCCATAGAGCCCATTGCGCCCAGACCCCATGAAATCAGTTGGTCGTTACGTTTGGCGGCCATGTCTCTGACCATATCACGTATCTGAGCCACCATCTGCTCTAGACTGGCAATTTTAGCATCTACGTTATCTAAACGCAGTTCTAATTGACTATAGCGTTCTGCACACAGTTCTACGTGTGCTTCTAGACTTTTTTTCTCAATAGCAGTGGTATCAACCATGTTAGGTCTCCAATGCATTATTTATGGCTATCGGAGCGAACCATATGTTCTGTTGGTGGCCGTGAGTAACCAACACAGAAGACATTTCAGGTCTATTGTCCAGGCCTAACAACATGGGCACACCTTCTGCATCTGCACGTAGCACAGCGGTTAAATCATCATCAGTTCCGTAAATGTTATCAGTTTCTGTTTCAAATTCAAACATCCAGGCACGATTTAATTGGTCCACAGTGGGTTCTTGTATACGGAACAACTGTGTGCGGAGTCCTAGTATTTGTGTGAGTGTTTCCCAGTTGCGCTGTTGATTTCTAGCACGACCCCAGTCGGCCTCGTCGGTTATGACATTGCCTGCGTGATCACGGAACGGCACACGGGCAGGTTTGTAGTGCCCAGTAACTCCTGTGGCAGTGATGTCAAAGAAAGTTTGTACTACAAATCTCATGAGGTCTTTTTGCTTAGTTCGTACAAGACTTCAACCTTGTTGCACAATTCATCCAGTGCTACATTGTTGTGGCGTGATTCAAATATTTCTGCCCAGCGACGTTTGTTTTCAAGTTCTTCAAGTTCTTGTTTTAATTTAGGGTCTTGGTAGTGCAAGGATTTTGAACTGTTTCCGGGTTGGCGAGCATACACTGTGCGCCCGCCGTCGGGACTTTCAAATATTGTTACTTCAGTTATTTTGCTTACCATCATGATGAAGTATTTAATGTCAAAAGAAAACCCTGGGTTTTATTCCAGGGTTTTTGCGTCAAAAACTATTTAGATTAGTTTGTGAATGTTGCTGTAGCGGCTGTGGTAACAGCGTAGCCTAGTGAAGCAGTCAATGCCACATCTAGATCTTCACCGTTGGCATAGTTCCATGCACCAGTTGGGTATGTGGCCAAGGCCAATGTAGCTTGGTTAGAACCCACTGTGGTGAATTCATACATAGCGATTGTGCATTTAGTTTGAATAGTCAAGAATGCAATGCCCAATGAAGTAGCACTTACAGTAGCGTTACCAGTGAAAGTAACTGTACCGAAGTCTAACTTAGGACCTGCAACGTTAACTGTTGCGCCACTGGTTACTGTGTTAGCACCACTGTTCCAGCCTGCGCCAGGTGACGAAGGAACTGTACCAGCATCCATGTTGACAACTGGTTCAAAGTTGCCGTTTACTTGTGTAATATAAGCCATTTAAAATCTCCTTAGTGTATGGTCGCTTTGGACCTGCATTTATTTATGCCGTAAGGAAAAAAACTCCGGTTAGGCTGTTTGATCTGGGTTGTTTAGAGCACGATTTCCGGCACTAAACCCGAATCGATTTACCAGTTTAGCACGGCCTGCAGGGGTGGCCAACACCCAGCCTTCTTGTCCGGGCTGTTGACGATCTAGCTGTGCCAACATGTCTGTTTTGATATCATGCAACAACAAGAATGCAGTGAATGCCGCAGTGATACCTGCCATGTTTGTGCGTGGGCTTTGCAGGTATTCCACAATGTTATTGAACTTGCGTGGTGTTACATTGGTTTTTAGCCAGTGTCCAAATCCGTGCAACAAGTTGTCGTAGTTGCTGGTGATTCTAGAATTGATGTAGCGTTTGCACAACTGTGGCAAATCAGTAATGCCGGCAGCACGTAGATCAGCAGGATTAAACAAACTGTCAATGGCAGCACCTTGTGTAGACACAATCTGACTCAACTGTTTAACTAGGCCACTGTTTAACTCAACGTTGCGAATGTCTTTGACACTGGGCTCAATCAGCAACAGTCCAGGAACTTCATTCAGTGTGACCTGCTTGATTGCTTCAGGAGCGGCATCAACATCACGATAACGTGTGTGTACAGCAACACCTACTTCGCTGTTGCCAATGCGCTGTCCTAGCTTACTGCTGGCTGGAATCTTGTATTCAACAAAGTTTGGACGGAACACATAAGCGCCGGCCTGTTCAGGAGGTGTGTTGGTATACAGTAAATCGCCCTGTACAAATCCACGCATGCTGTCAGGCACGGCAGCACGTAGCAAGGGAAACAACTTTTGATAAAGCCCAATCAACTCTGTACGATCTCCAGAACGCATGGCCATCATTCTAGCAATATGCTCCGGCGATGTTGCCAAGCCGTCATAGCCTTTGGCACCAAATCCGCTTTTGTCTGTGAGCACAAACGTGCCATCTGGCTTGCGGCCAAATATGATAGCAGGCTTGCCATCCCATTTGACTGTGGTTGTGCCACGTGTGTCTTCTGCGGCGTGGCGCATGATTTCAACTGCATCGCGAATGCCACGTGTGCCTTTTTCAAACACTAGATCTTCTAGGTGTTCGATACGTGCATCCTTAGCACCTTCCACAATCACTGCCATACCTTGATTCACAATGCGATCACGCAGTCTGCCCAAGAAGTTTACTTCGTTGTATTCTTTGTATACGGGCTCTTCGCTTTCCATAAATGGTACACCAATTTTGGCAAAGTGTTCACGTGCATCTGCCAGCTTGGCATCACGCTTGGGATCACCTTCCAGTGCGGCCACAATGGTTTCTACACTGTGTAGATCTTTGCTGGTTGCTTGTTTATTCAACAACAGTCGGGCAATTTTATCTGGATCATCCGTGATAACCTTGTTGGTAGCGCGGTCAGCAATGCCTGCATTTTGATTCAACTTGTAACCCATGCTCTTGGCAATGCTGTTCATCAGCACGTTACGTGCCGATCCACTGTAGTTGCTGTCAGGTGCCGCACTTAGCACAAACTTTGAAAATGGCACATTGGTCAAGAACATAAAGTCAGACTGCACATAACCTGAATTGGGATTGCCTTTGATAGGTGTTTTAAAGTGTACACTGATGCCAGACTTTTTGATGTAGTCTTCCGGTTTGAAACCATGGCTTTGACACCATTGTGTTAGTCGTGCAACCAATTGTTCTTTGCTGACTTGATTGGCATCCACTGCCAGATCCAAATCGCCTGACGTGGGTTTTCTACCTGTGGAGCCCAGTGTGTTGTTTTGCAAATCCAGTCCCGGTAACATTAGATCAAGCCAGGCCAAGGTGGGAGCAACGTCTGCTTGGTTAATGCGCTGTGTTAGTATGCGGCCACTTGCGTCTTTAAAAACATTGCCGCCTTCTTTTAATATCATGGTATTGTGTACCCCATACCTTCTAGCATGGTGTCAATTACTGAATCACCTGTGGTAGATAGTTGTTTGTTGCCAGTTGCAGTCTGAATTGCTTGTCCTGCACTACCCAATACCTGGGCAGTTAGCCCGGACTTGTTTAGCAATGCCACTGCATTGGATCCCATCAATTGACCCGTGGCCGGTGCAGTACCAGCGGCGGTGCCAGCGGCTCCAGGTTGCCCTGTTTTTCCAGTTTGTCCGGCCGGTGCTGGTTGCTGTCCATATGCAGGCGCTTCCGGTGATGCGGCTTTCACAGTATTTTGTGATGCCACCAGTTGCAGTGCGGCCATGGCAGTTAAAATATAACTTTTAACTGCTTCTTTAGTTTTTGCAGGATCGCCCTGGGCACCGATAACTTCTTGTTTGGCTGCGTCCAACTCTGCCTTTAAATCAGAGTTTTCGGCGGCTGTTAATCCCAGCATTTTGTATGTGGCCGAATCGCGCATGGCAATTTTTTCATTTGCCCACTTTAAAAAGTCTGTGGCATACGCAGATGAGGGCGCTGCCGCTGCTTTATACCCTATAGGATTTGTTGGAGTTGGGTTGGTTCCTGCTCCAGGTACCTGGAATGGTTTCAATGGCATTGCTGTGCCTGTTGATTTTGCAGGTGCCGTTGTAGTTGTTGCAGTTTGACCGGGTTTTGTTACGGCTGGGTTAGGATTGGTTCCTGCTCCAGGTACCTGGTACGGCGCAGTTGGCATTGCTGTGCCTGTTGATTTTGCAGGTGCTGCCGGCTGTTGTGCAGCCACGCCACCTCTTACCATGTCGTTTATACCTTGCCCAGCATTGGCCACAGCAGATGTTGCTGGATCATATTTTGCAAACTTGGTTGCATCACCGCCTGTGCCACTGCCTGCACGACCTTGAACGTACCGGGTTTGATCTTTGATGTTGGGATTGTTAGGGTCGGCCTTGTTTACCTGACTGCCTGTGACAGGAGGCGTTTGTGCGGCCGCAGTGGTATTGGCCACACCGGGCATTTTTGCCACGTTGTTGTAATTAAATCTTTGTGCGTTAACAGTTGCAGGCGCTTTGGGCTGTTGTGCGGCCAGTGACATGTACGGATTAGGCCGACCGGTTTGTTTTTCTAATTCCTGTTGCGTAGATACCGCTGTGTCTTCTGGAACTGGTTGTGCTTGTTTTTTTACCCATTCATCAGCATACGTTGTTGCCAGTTTGACCATTTGTGAATTTGCCTTCACAGCGGCTAATTTTTTTACAGGATCAAGGATACCTGAACTTGATGCCCTGAAGTTTTGTGTTGTTCCTGTCCCAGGAGATACAGATTGTGCAACCGCAGTTTTGGTTGCGTCGTAAGCACCTTTAGCCACATTACCAACGCCTTTTACCACGTCCATAATGCCTTCGTCAGTGCGACGTGAACGATTTAACTCATGAATTTGCATCAGTTTTTCTCACGGTTCTTGTAAATTTGCCGGGGTCGCGCAGGTTGATGGCATTGATCAACTTGCGTTGCAAATTTTTAGCTGCCTCGGGCTCATAACTGGAGTCAATCTGCTCTAGTAGGCGTATAGCACTGGCAATGATGTTACCAGCACGATTTTCGATAACATAGCGGGAGTCACGCTCCACATACATGCTGTCTAATTCTTCTAATAAACTACGAGTTTTCTTCTGCATTTTGGTCCCAAACCCTTTGTGTTATTTATTGTTTTTTAGTTACAATGTAGATAACAAAGATTCCCAGAGTGCATCACGATCCCAATAAAAAGGAGTCCACTCGGTATCAGATATTAATTTTTTTAATTTAGATACTCGTTGAGCGTCCCAGGTAAGTGGTAATTTATGTAATAGACATTCAATTATCCAATCGAGTTGAACATTAGGCGAAGGTTGCACTTCATTTTGCCGGATGTTTTTATATTTTGATTGGAAACTATATTCGTTCATTCCTTGCCAAGTATTGTGCCAGCTCCAGTTTGCACTCAATAGCGAATTTTTTTGTGACTCTGTCAAATAGTTAACGGCGTATGTGGACATGTAATGGTACTGAATTTTATTATTTGTAAAGTAATTTTTTAATAACAGCATGTAATTATAAGT